CTAGCCGACAAATATGGAGACAAGGGAGTTAAAGCAGCCAAAACAAGAGAAGCCGTTAAACGGCAAAAGGCACGGCAGCAGACAAACATTTGAGAATTGCTTTTAGATTTTCGTTATGGTCCTGTGATCAACACAAACACTAGGAGCCATTATGGTAGCCAAGACTCAACGACTGACCAGAAGACAGCAACGGCTAGCTGAGAAAGGTCAAGAAAAACAGTTGATGAAATTTCCTTCAATACAGCAACTGCATTTTGAGCTTACCCGCATTCAACCAATAACAGAGAATCAGGTTACCACATTTCTTTCATACGAACGGGGCGACAACCTTTTCCTTAACGGCTGTGCTGGTACGGGGAAAACGTTTATTTCTATCTATCTTGCTCTGAAAGAAATTGAGAATCATCGTTCGCGCCGTCGTAAACTCGTTATTATTCGGTCGGCACAATCATCAAAAGATATTGGCTTCCTACCAGGCAGCGAAAAGCAGAAACTTGAAGTCTACGAAGCACCATACAGGGCCATTTGTGCAGAGCTCTACCATAGAGACGATGCTTATGATATTCTAAAACAAAAGGGTATCATCGAATTCCACTCTACATCGTTCCTACGTGGTACCACGATTGATGACGCGGTGATCCTTATAGACGAGTGTCAGAACACGCGCTATGTGGAGCTACGCACCGTTCTCACGCGTACAGGAGACAACTCTAGAGTTGTTCTGTGTGGAGATACCAAGCAGGATGATTTGACGTCAGAGCGCTTCAAAGAATCTAGTGGACTTTCGGACATGATGAGAGTATTCTCCAGAATGGAACAGCTGTCAACGGTACAGTTCGGGATTGATGATATTGTACGTAGTGGCTTTGTCCGCGATTTTCTTATTGCGGAGAATGAGTTGGGTCTAGCTTAAATTTGTTAAATGATGTTATGCACAGATTAATTTTTATATTTACAATTATCAAAATGCCATCTGTGCATAACATTTACACCACCAACTTTTTCACAGTGTGGGCATATAACTCTTTCTTTATTTTTCTGCCAAAGAGATATATTTAATTTGTGTGATTCTGATCTAGGTGCTTTCTTTTTGCCCTTTCTCAATTTAGACATTTTTTGTCTTACTTCTTCAGAATAAACTCTTTTCTTAGCGGCAGCAGACATTTTCATTTTAGTTTTATCGGTAAATGGTAATCTCTTTTGATTTTTGCTTATAGTTGATAATTTTTGTTTAGTTTTACTTGAGTGATTAAATCCTATTGGATTTCCATCCAAACCATTTTCTAATTTAAGATTAGCCCACTCTCTAGATTCTACAATATTATTTTCTTCGGAAAACTTTAATGCAAATTCTGTGCACAATTCTTGATTATCAAAGCCCCAAATTTCTGAGGTCTTAATGTAATTTTTGCCGTGTTTTGAAATGTGTTTCACCCAATGTTTTCCGGATCCGTTATATCTAAATGGATCGGATTTTTTGGTCTTACCGAAATACTTTAAACCGGTAATAGAATGTTGCTTGACATAAAGATATATAACCATGGCTGATGCTCCTGTAAAGCGTTAGAGTGGTTGGATGCTTCAACATCGTGAACCACATCTATTTATTATTTTTAGGACTGTACTAATGACTAAACGCAAATTTCGTTATGTAGAACCTGGCTTCCAAAACGAGGCTTTGGAGTATGAATACAGCGAGGGTGATATCATTCGCGAATACTGGTTGCACTGGGTGGCTCTCATGGAGAAGAAATACCACCCAGGGCACCATCTGATTACCTGGGATAACTGTATTGACGACTGGGTGACGGTCCATTGGGCATGGGAAGTTAAAGAAGAATAATGTTTAATCTAGATTTAGTCGAGCTACCTAAGCTGGTACGCATCGACGGTGAGCAACGGTTCTATGAAACACCGACGGGGCAAAAGTACCCGTCGGTGACAACCGTTTTGGATAAAACCTCTGACAAGAGTGCCTTGTTTGCGTGGCGCAAACGTGTAGGCGAGGAAGCAGCGCAGAAGATTACAAGTCAGGCAGCGCGTCGAGGAACAGCCACCCATCTTTTGTGTGAAAAGCTGGTATTGAATGAACCATATGATCTCTCCAAAGAGATGCCACTATCTGTCCATCTGTTCAAGCAGCTTGAGATCTTTTTGAAAGAAAACGTCAATAACATTCGCGTCTCCGAGGGACAACTGTTCTCTCACAAGCTGAAGGTCGCTGGTTCGGTTGACCTTGTGGCCACATATAAAAACTACCCTGCCATCATCGACTTCAAGACGTCCTCGAAAAATAAGAGGCAGGAATGGATCGAAAATTACTTTATGCAGTGTGCGATGTACTCGTATATGCTGTGGGAAAGAACACAGCTTCACCACCCATGGTTGGTCATTGCCATCGCTGTGGAGGAGGAGAACGCCCCCCAGATCTTCATTGAGCATGTCAATGATTGGATCGGTCCTGCCCGACAACGATGCGTAAAATATCACGAGCTTTTTTCATCATAAAGGTTGACTTCTTTTCAAAATAACCCTATATTGAATTATAAGGTGAAAGGAAAGAGACATGGACATCCTAGATTATATCGAACTGTTCTACAGCGATCAAGAATTCTCTCCTGAACAGGAACGAGAGATCACAGAGAAGTACGAAGAGTTCATTATGCACCTAAATGAGCAGGCAGAATATGCCGCTTATGAAAACTGTGTGGAGATGTGAGATGAATAGACTGTACTGTGCATTCTGCAAAGCATATCGCAAAGCATTTGGGCGTGATCGCAGCGGGCATTGTCACGGCTGTGGTTATTTAAACGAAACCAAGGATTCTGATAAGAACGATGGAGAATTCTAATGAGCGTCCCTAACGAGACTGCGTATTAGAACTGTGTGGAGATGTGAGATGTCCTCTAAAGAAAAGATTAATGCATTATTGGCGCTCTTGGAACAGCTGGAAGGGGCAGGTGTGTTGACGCCTGAAGATGAGCAATGGGCCGCACAAGAGTGGATGCGTCTCATGGACGCACACAGGGAAGAAACCCGGTCTTTACAGGACAACGACTGATGCGCAAGCCCATGAAACCTCGCGCCCAGTTCTTCGACGACATCACCTTCAAGAATCATTTCTTTGAAGGCTTTGTGTGGCCGGTGACGAGTAGCCGCACTGGTGAACGATACGACGTAGAATTGACGTCAAAAGGATTCACCTGCAATTGTCAGGCTGGCGCCATGCGCGGTAAGTGCAAGCATGCTCAGCAAATCCATGATCTCCTCGTTAAGAACGATCCGCTCCCAGTCGATCTTTTTTAAAACTTCTGTTGTCTTTTTATGAAAAAGACCGGATAAGAAGATATAGAGTGAAAGGAAATCGTTATGCGGACCACAGGTTTTATCACGATCTTTGTTGGGTTTCTTGTTCTGATCGGCACAGCCGGCGCAGATGACTACAATCACATCTGCCGCGCGGCTGCTGACTGCGTCGCCGAAGATCCGATGACTGCCTTTGAGCTGTTTATTCGTATGGTCGCAGGGGTGACTATGATGGCTGTGGGATCGTTGCTCGTTTGGGTCACCCACAACGACTGATAACGGTTGATTTATTTTCAAAAAGACCCTATATTAAATTATAAGGTCAAGCGAAGGAAAACAGTCATGATCAAGGTGTATCAAATTCAGCTTACCGATCTCGAAATCACGATCGCTAACAGTGGCGGTTCTTCTCCACGTTTGAAGGCCTACTTCGATCGTTCAATAGAATCGTATTTTAAGGCTGAAAATTTCCAACACTACACCCACGTGGCTAATGTGGATGTGGATTGCTTTGAACAGGCTTTCGAAGCATTGAATCTTTGGAATGAAAGCCAATATTTTGATCGGGTAGAAAAGCTGGGTCGTTGCTCTTCGATGTCTGTTGGGGATATTGTGGAGGATCACGACGGTAAGCTGTATCGTTGCGCTTCATTTGGATTCACTGAGATCTGACGATTCATTGATTTTAACATAACAAACAACAGGAGTAAGATATGGCAGAAGATGATCGGGGCGGTTGGCCGCAGCCAACACTGAAATTTGAATATGGTGATAACGTCCGCAGCACGGATCCTTCGCGACCATGGCGGGGGTTTATTGTCGGCTGGTATAAGACTCCACAGTCAGTTGGATATAGTGTAGAAAGCGCGTTCGAATACAATCACGTCATGACGTTTGATCAACACTCCCTTGAATTGTGGCTCCACAAGAATGCTTAACAACAGCACTCTCATTAATGCCGGATACAAGGAAAACTTGGTTATTCGGGACAACGCGCTCAAAACGTATACAAAAAACATCAGACCTGGCTTGCATCTTACCATTCTTGAAAACGATAAGATGGATTCCATCCATCAGGAGAAGTATTACGCTTTAGAGTTTAATGTTGGAAGTCTTAATATCACATCAAAGCTTGATAGTGAAATAACGATTGACAAAGTTGAGCAGGTAGCAATCTACACATTTACCAAGCTAGCAGGGCGCGACTAATATATTACAAGAGGTTATTATGGCTAAATTTCAAGCAGCTACGGTCGAGTCTATCAGGTCCGCAATTCGTGAGCTCGGCGGAGCAACGACTGCACACTACCTCTCTCGTTTTCTTGAGTATCGTGATGGTTGCTCAAGCTATGAAGCAGAGGTTGGCATCCAGCGCGCGATTGACGGCGGGCATTTAAAAATTAATGGTGGCGTAAATTTATCAGTTTCTGGTTGACCTTTTTATCAAAATAACCGATAAGATAAAAGTCGATAGTGACCAACACAGAGGAAGTGGAAATATATTATGGCTCACATGGTTGAAATGATTGGTGACAAGGCTCAGATGGCTTATGCTGGCGATGTGCCGTGGCATGGTCTCGGCACCAAGGTCCCGAGCGATCTTACTCCGGAACAGATGCTCCAGGCTGCTGGTCTTGACTGGCGTGTCGAAGCCTATCCGGCAATTGCTACGCTGCCGAACGGCCAGCAGATCAACACTGGTCACTCCGCTCTTGTTCGCTCTTCGGACAACAAGGTCCTTGATGTGATCACTGAAGACTGGAATCCAATGCAGAACCACGATGCGTTTGAGTTCTTCAACGACTTTGTATCTGCTGGTGATATGGAGATGCACACTGCTGGCTCGCTTCGTGATGGCCGCATCGTGTGGGGCCTCGCCAAGGTGAACGAATCTTTTGAGCTGTTCGGTGGCCGTGACCAGGTGGATTCCTATCTCCTGTTCACCAATCCCCACCAGTATGGTCAGTCGATCGATGTCCGCTTCACCCCGATCCGCGTTGTGTGCAACAACACACTGACTCTGTCGCTGAACAGCCAGTCGAAGTCGATGGTAAAGGTCTCGCACCGTCGTGAGTTCGATGCTGATCTGGTCAAGGAA